TCGTGCCAATCGTGATATCGAAATCCTTCGTTGCGGTCGCGTCGTAGAACGATTCCGCCGTTACTGTCACCACGGCGGTTCCGTCTTCGTCTTCGGTTTCGGGCCACTCGGTGATTTTGAACGCGCCGTCAAGGTACACGTAAGGGGGATTGTCCTGCCCGCTGTCCATCTCGGTTTCGCTCAGGAGTTCGATACGCAGATATACAGTGTCCTGCGCCTCGTACGCGTCTTTTAACGCCTCGCTGTTCGTGCCGTCACGATACAACGTCAGCTCGAGGCTCACCGCTTTCTTGTCTTCGTTGAGTGCCGTGAAGTACAGGTTGCCGTCTGCGCCGTAGAGCGGCGTGAACATGGTCTCGAACGTCCACGTAAACCCGCGCAGCAGCCCCGTTTTCTGTGTGCTGCCGATGTTCGCGTACGCATCGGTTTCCACATAGAACTTGGCGCGATTGAACGGAAAATAGGCCGCGCTCTGCTCCGTCAGGCTGCTTGTGAAGGTCGTTTCGGTGACCTGCCGCCCGCCAAAGGTTGCGTTGACGGTGACGGGTTCCCCCACGACACCCGAAATTTCGAGCGTTTTTGTGAACAGGTATTCGACCTCATACGCCTGCACGTTATCCCCGTATTCGAGCGTGAACGTGTCAATACCGTTCGTCGCGTCCGGCGTGTTCGGAGAGGTCTGCGCGTACTCCAGCGCCCACTCGTATGTGTTCGGCTGATTGGAATCATCCGGCTGCGTGGTGGTCACGTTTCCGCGCACGGCATTATTGAACAGGTACACAAGCAAGCGGTCGTATGCTTCCGCTTCCAGTTCCAATTCAACCTCATTGGCGACTGCGAACGGCGTTTCGTAGTTTCGCGCCAGCACGCCGCGCTGCTGGTCGGGGTTGTGCCACGTTTCATCGCTGTAAACCTGCGTCAGCTCGCCATACAGCGGTTCCAGCGCGGCCTCTGCCGTGCCGGGTGTGTCCTCAACGTTGCTAATCTGTATCTTCCGAAACGATCTCAGGCCATATGCCATCGTCGTAATCCTCCTGTGTGCCTACCAGTTCATACAGTCCGTGTGCGGTTAGGTCGTCTACGATGTCCGCAGGCGCACACCCGCGCGCGTTTGCCATTGTCTCTATCTCGTCCTCGGTCAGGTCACGGGCCGGAATGCCCGTAATGTGTTGGCGTCCGTCGCCACGATACTCAAGCATCATATGCGCCTCCCTATTTGCTCTGCGAATGCTCGTGCGTACTGTTCTGCGCGCCCAAGCAGGTCGTTAAACGTGTCACGCCACATATAGCGCGGCTCCGTCCCCTCGCGCTGAATCTTTCGCACGACCGCCCATACCGGAATGCCGTGACGATCCGCCCAGCCCTGTAACGCGCTCACCGGTGGCGTGTGCGGTCGCGTGCCGTGTTCTACATACGTTGCGTACTGGTCAGCGGTTGGTGACGGTTTTACAACCACCTGCCGATAGTCGAATCCGTGTTCATGGTGGTCGCTGATGCCCTGCACCAACTCCCCCCGGTCTACTGCGCCCGCGTCCAGCGTGTACGCCTTAACGCGTCCGACTGTATACCGCCCGATGTCGTGCAACACATCGTCAGATGACCGCGCAAACGCGTTACCTGCGTGACGCAAGTCGTCAGCGGTAACCTTATCCCCAATCACTTCGATCATTTGGCACCCCGGGGAAGCGTCGCAATCACGAAGCGCGTTTCAGAAATGTAAGCCTGTCCGTTCAAAATGATGTCGGATACCTGCGAGAACCCACCCTCAAACGCGTACTGGTCAGCGTTGGTGCTGCCACCCGCGTTATCACGAATGACCTGCCGGACCTTCATATCGAGCGTGTCGAGCTGGTCTTCCGCGTCCGCACTACTCTGCACCGCCTCATCAGCGACGACCATTGACGTAACCGAAAACCGATACTGGACGGGGTTGGTATTCGCTCCCGCAAAATCCTGCGCGGTTCCACGACTGCGAACGATGAGCACGGGTGATAGCCCCGCCACGTCATCCACACCGGGGAAGTAGCCCCATACGTCCTGCCAGCTTCCGTCAGCAGCAAACAGACTCACAAGGTCATCGCGCACGAGTTCGCGTGATTGAAACGTCGTCATGATCGCTTGTCCTCCGTGAGATACAGCAACAGCGTTGCACCGTAGCTCAGCGTTGCGGCTTGCTGCTCGGCCCAGCGCACGTTATACGTGACGCCACCCGTGACCAGCCGGTCACCGTTGCGGATGTCGGGAAGTTGTGTGACGGTCGTGTCATCATCGGTGTGCTCGTGACTTTCGGTGTACGCTTCGTACACCTGTACCGCACTGCCCTCAAGCCCAATCGCCTGTCGCACGCTGTGTAACCCGCGCGCACTCGCCAGCATGACCGGCGTGATCTTCACGCCTTCCAGATGCGTGACGGGATCGGCTACCTTCCCGCTGCTAATGGCGGGCGTTCGCTTTGTGATCGCGGTGTCGGTCATCACCTTGCGGAGCATCCTACTGTTCCCCGCTGTCGATGTTGTCGCTGTACCCGTCCACGCGAGTTACGAAGCCGGTGGTGAGCGTCGTCGCACCGTAGCCGTAATCACTTCGATATTGCGTCGCAAGCTGCTGATAGCGCGTCGCCACCTGCGACAGCTTTTCATCACGTGGCCCGATTTTCGTATCTACGTAGTTGCTCCACTCCGTCGCTAGCGCCTCATACAGCGCGGCTACGGTGCGGTTGGGGTTGCCCTCAATCGTTAGCAATCCGCTGATTTCCTCATCGGAAAAATTCCCGCCGTTGGGGCGCACTCCGTCATTTTCTGACGTATCGCGCACGCGAAAGCGAATCACATCAAGGTCGGTCGCAAGGTTTCCATTATACGTAAACGTCATCGCCTAGCACTCCAGCAACACGTAAACGGTTGTCTCCTGGTCACTATCTGCGCCGGTCGTTGTAATCGACAGATAGTCATTAATTGCAATTGGCACGTATATTTCGTTTGTGCCGTCGTATGTTACATCTGCCGCCGCGTCATCCTGCATGATTGCGTGTGGGTAATACCACCCGTCCGTCGCGTTGTTCGTCACGGTCAGCACCGTTTTTGCGGGCGCATTAGTCGTTGCCAACACGACATCGGTCGCCGCGTTCGGTGTGACCTGATAATCAATGTATACGCCGCGCACAATGCCGTTCAGCGGGCGCGCGCTCGTGATCGTTTCGTTGCCCGTTGCCGTGCCGATCTCCCATTGCTGAATCATATGCACCTCCCTGATGAACAGAAACAAGGCGGCTTTCACACCGCCCTGTTGTGCGAGCGCTAGTCCGCTGCAAACTCAATCGCGTCAGACACGACCAATTCACCGCTTGGCATGATGAGCACGAGGTAATACGTTTCTGCGCTTGTGTCATCGCCTGTGATGTCGAGATCAATGTCTCCGTCCGCTTCGCTAATCAGTACGCCTGCACTGTTGCTGACATACTCCAGCGCGATACCGTCCGTCCCAATGGCGAGAGCTTGCGTTGCCGCAACCACCGTGTCGCCATTTGCGTCGTCGCTCAGATAAAAGCCGACTGCCGCACGGGTTGCGATGTCATCGCCAGCACCGTCTAAAAGCTGGATACCAACGTTAATCACGTCCCCGCCGGACTCGGTTCCAATAGTGAACGCGGCGCTATGGGGAGCGGAAAACCCGCTCACCCGTACACCGTTGGGGAATAAAGTAAGACTCATGTGTTCCCCCTAGCTCGGATTCGACCCGGCAACCCAGCGCCAGTCAGACCACCCGTATGTATATCGCATGTAGCCGCGATACTTACGAATGAGCGTGTCGAAATCCGCCATTGCGGCAAATTCTGCAAGCACGCGGTTGTACCACTTGAGATAGCGTGCGCTCATCGTGGCATCCACCACGAACCACGCGTTCGTGTCTGTCAGGTACGGGTCTACGATGACGTTCATTGAGCCACTGTAGACGTTCATCGCGTTATTAGCGTTCTCTGGCACGAGTTCCGACCCGGCAATCTCAAGTGCTGTCCGTCGCAACGCGCGCGGCACAATAATCGTGTCCGGCAAGACGGTAATTTCATTGTCCTGATCATCCCCAACATCCTGCATTGAAGTGATGATGGATTCGAGATTGTCAGATGTCAGCGCAAGCGTGTATGTATTCGTTACCGTTGTGCTGTCTGTGCGACTGCGCGGGTGGCTGGATGAGCAAAGCGCAACCCCGTCATACCCGGCGGTCGTTCCTGCCGTGAAGGCGTTATTAAACACGCTTGCCGCGTCCTTGCGAATCTTGCGCGCAAACGCGGTTCCCATCTCCTGCGCAGACGAAAAGATACCGTCATATTGGAGGTCGTCAGCCATCGCTCGCGTGACCTGAAAACCGGATGCGAACTCCGTATGGCTATATTCCACCTCATATCCGCGATTGACCGTCTGATATTCTACCTTCCCGGTGAATTCTTTCGGGTCGCGAAACGAGTCAATACGAAGGTCAGTTTCCTTTGCCTTCGTGCTCTGCTGCTGATTGAACAATTGCAGAACACCCGCTGCACTAATGCGGTTAGCTTCCGTTCCGACATCGCCGCCACCTAGCGCTACATCGTAGTGCTGGTAGAAGATGTCCGTTAGGACTGGATCGAGGTCGGTAAGCTGCGTAAAGTTCCCTTGATACTGAACCATTGCTTACCCCCTAGTCCAGATAATGTGTATTGTTGAATGTTACGAGCGTACGCTCGCTGTCGGTGCTATCCTCAACTACGATGAGGTCAGCATTGGATGAAGTCGTTACGCCAAGTGCGCCCGTTGCGATGTCCAGTGTTGCGCCTTTGAGCCGCGCGTTGTTATCTACTACACTGTACACCGCGTCCTCGTTCGTAATCACCGCGCACTCAAGCCCGTCGTCGGTGTTGTCTACCGCTTCCGTAGTGACACCCACAAGCGCCGTGTCGGCGGTGACGGCGGTGGTGAGTTCGCCGGTTTCCAGATTTACCATTTCGCCTTCACTCAAGACGACGGTATCAGCTACCGTAATCTTTTCGATGATTGACGCACCACCCTGGAGGCAGTAGGCAAATTCAAATGCCATGATACTTACTCCTGATTGTCAGTTGGTTGTTGATTCCGACGCGATAGTTCTGCCACGCGATCGGTGTTAACCGAATACCCAAGCTGACGTGCAATATCGGCGGCCTGCTGCACACCCGGCGGTAAACCCGGCGCATCGCTACTGCTGCCACCACCGCCCGCACTACCGTCCGCCGGAGGCGGTGTCGGCTTGCCGGGGGTCGTGAGCAAGGCTTCGTTCTCGTCCAACCACGCGCCCAGCTTTACCGGGTCATCGTAGTCGGGAACCAGCGAACGCCGCTCGTCGGGGATACGTGCGAGGCGCGCCTCATTGGTCGCCTGCACCGCCTTCTGATAGCGGGTCGCCTGCTCCTGCACCGTGCCAAGCTGCGAAAGTTTCTGCTGTGCTTCCTCGTACAATTCCTTGTACTTGTTCTGTTCAGCAAGCTCTTTTTCGCGCCGCTCCCGTTCGTTTTTCTCATAGGCTTCCAGCTTTGCAAGTGCTTCCTTGCGCTGCTCGTTCACCTCATTGAATCGGGTTCGTGGAATCATGTGGTCGCTGTTTTCCGTCTGCGAGGACGCGGGTGATTCCGATTGCGGCTGTTCCGGTGCTGCGTTGTCAGTGTTCGGTGTATCGGTCATGTGTCTCTCCATTCGTTTTTACCGTGCTACGCCACGAGGATTAAAAAAGCGCCCGATTAGGCGCTGTCCTGGTAATAAATTTAAGTAGGCGTTTTCTGTTATCGGTTGCTTTCGCGCTCATATCGTATCGACTGCGATTTGCAGAACGGGCATACCTGACCGTTGTACGTATGGCGACTGTTACCGCGCTTTCCCTTCGTGCCGGGTGCGATGACCCATTGGAACTTGCAGCGCTTACAGTGCCCGATGAGATGCGATTTCTGTCCGCTGTCTACGTATGGCATCACTCACGCTCCAAATGACAATTACAATTTCCCCGGCACGCGGTCGCCCCCGCCCCCGGATACGTCGGCAGCGTGTTCGCCGTGTACGGGTTCGCTGCTTCAAGGTTGATACAATCTTCGCAATGCTCCGCCGGATTCAATCGCCAGTAGACCTTCCCCGGCGATACCAGCGCCCATTCACGCCAATACGATTGCTGTGTAGCCCGCCCGTATTGCTTCACACGAGCGCGGGCCCGTGCAAGCGATTGGCGTCCGGCGGCGATGTCGTCAGCAAAGCGGGACAGATACCCATATTCATCTGCCAGCGTGCCACCCACACGTCCGTATTCGGTCGCACCCATGTTCACCTTGCCACCGCGTGCGAACATCGCCTGTGCGACGTGCGCGTCTTTCAATTCCGCCGCCACCGCCGTTTGCCACTGCTGAACCGTCAACTCCCCCGCGTACAGTCGCACCGTGAGTTCGTCTAATGTGTCAAACGTGGCGGCTACATGGCGACGCATCTGATTGATAACCGTTGCCTCGCCCACCATGCGCCCGGTCGCAACCTCCTGCCACCGAAGCAAGCGATTATTGTAAACGTAGCGGGCCGCCGTCGGCGCAAGCAGCGTAGCGGCAAGGCCGCCTGTAGCGGTGCGATCCTCCGCTAACTGTTCTTGCTGCTCATCAAACGCGTCCGGCCCGAATTCACGATCACTCATCGTCTATCGGCTCCGTGTCGAGCGCACCACGCCAATCGTCGGTTGCATGTGTATTCCACCACGCCGCGGCGCTTTCGATGTCCGCCGCGTCGATGTCCGCAAACGCGCGCAAGTCATCGGGGTCAAGTGGCTCACCGCGAACACGTCGGTTATTCCGGTTCGGGGGTGGCGTCTGGTTGTTCATCGCCAATCATGGCCTCAAGATCACTCGCAATCACTGATAGCTGTGCTGCTACGCTCGCGGCGGTTCCGCCCTGCCTGTAGACAGCGCGGTCAGGCGCTCGATCCTGTGCAACCCGCACCCGCTCTACAATTTCCCTAAGCTGCTTGCGTTCGGTCTGGTTCACTGTTCGCCTCCGTTTGCGTCAGTTCCTCGTCAGTATCCGTTTCCGGCATTGCATTGGTCATCGGGATTGACCGCGCGGCAAGCGCATCCGTCCGTAACGTCATCGCTTGCTCTCGCATGGCGGCCCGTGCGAATGCGGCGCGCTGCGTGGCGTCGTATCCAAGTTCGATTTGCGCCTGCTCCTTGCTCACACCCAGCTTGTCCACACGGATTTCAAGCACTTCGGCCTGCTCCTTCTCATTACGCGTTTCCGCAGGCTCCCACACCGTGTCAACGATGTTGTCGATGTCGAGTTCGGGTTCGTCGCTGTACGCATTGTGCATCCGACGACTAAGTTGCAAGCACTGTTCCCACGAATCCCCGAAGTTTGTCTGTGACCGTTCGACTTGCGTAATCAACGCGATTTCCTGCTGTTTCAATGTCCCTTCTGCTGCCACCTGTCCGCTTAGCTGAAAGTACGATAGTGGTGTGCCTGTTACGCGCGCAATTTCCATCACGAACGCGTTGTACACAGCAAGCAGGCCGCGCGGATCATCGGCAGGCACGCGCTCAAGCGCGGCCTCCTGCCGAGATTTACTCACCGCTGCAACCGCCCCCGGCCCGACTTTGACATTGGCCCAATCATCTGTGCCATAGCCAACCAGCAAGCCAAAGCCGTTGCTATCCGCGCTCGCAATGACATCAATCATGCTTTTGTTCAACACATCCTGTATCGGAAGCACGTTACACAGGTGGCTTGTACCGAACCCGTCATCACCGTTGTCGTTGTGCTTGAAATGCACAATCGGAACGCCCAACGGTTGTCCGTCCTCGCGTCCGTTATCCGTGTGCCAGTAAATAGCGGCCTCTCCCAGCGCCCCCATACGCACTTCATCCGGCGGCTTGCTTTCCTTCACGTATGCCTGCCAACTCCCGCCCGCAATGTCATCGTGACTGTAGTACTTCTCAATACGATTGGCGTAGTACAGGTTCATGCGGCGCATCTTGCCGCGCTCAGCTCCGTAATTCATGCGCCAGTGCTTACTCGCGAACTCGATTTCGTCGCGCCGTTCCTCGGAGTAGTAGACCATCACCCCATCACCCGCAAACGCAGGCTCGAAGTGAAAACGCGGCATATCCGCGTCTTTGTCCCACTCTACCAGCACGAACGCGTCACCGTCGCGTACCGCCGCGCGATGCACGATGCCCTGCTTGCGGTCCATCTTATTACGCCGC